AAACACGATTATCACTATCAAGACCGGTGATGACCGTCCAATCCGTATATTTTGCCAAATCTATCCCAAAGGCAACCGGTTGTTTATTGCTCATCGGTGAGATACATCTGCGAATGTTGTCAATTCCAAAAGGGTTGGTCTTGTCATCCGCTGGTTCTGCGAGATACAACTCATTGAATACATTTTCAGGAAGGTCACGCTTGGCTTGTTCTACCTCCTCAAGTTTGAGAATACCCTCCTTGACTGCATCGTAAGCGGTTATTTTGAAATAACGATAGTCATTCTCTCCGCTCCTTGCCCTTTCTCCTAATTTGTAGAACCAGTTCTTTTTGCCTTTGACATTCCCAATCAACTTGCACTTGCCTTGTGTGGCGGTTAGGGTTGAACGCATCGCATACCACGACTCCTCACGCATACGACTCGCCTCATCAATGACCGCAGCAAACACATCGTCTCCATAAAGGTTGTCGGGTTTCTCTCCTGACTTAAACTCAATGCGTGATCCTGTTGGAAGGGTGAGCAATAACTTGGTCTCGTTGCTTTGGAAGAAGTTGACATCGGTCACTTGTGTTTTCATCCTTCGGAATGCAATCTCCGCTTGTTGGTATACTGGAGCAACCCACCAAACCGATTGACCATCCTTGCACTTGAGAGCTTGTTCAAACAACCATATGATGTGCGATGCGGTCTTTCCCGTCTTTGTACTCGCTGCCGTTATCGTGAACCTCTCCTCACAATCAAGGATGGCTTGTTGGTAACTGGTGACATATGGTCGCTTGTAGTTTATTTGCATAGTTTATCGTAAACCGCCAACCGAGTCAGGTTGTGCAGTTCAAGGTTGTGATATGTGTTGCAATAGTCAAAGTTACTCCGTCCCATAGATTGTCTCACCGAATGACCAGCGTGAATCAGTTTTTCAATAGACGCTCTCCAATTGTTTTTGTTGGTGAATATCACTCCATCGTTTGATGTGTGGTAAAGGTAGGGGAACACCGCAGAGCAGATGATAGGGATGCTATACGCTGCTGCCTCCACAATCTTCAACTCACTCTTGCATTGGTTGAAGTGGTTGTCCTGAAGCGGTGCAAGTACGAAGTCAAAGTGCTTGTAAACCTCTCCATATTCCCACACGCTTGTGCCTTCCACAATCTTGGCTTTGGGAATCAGTTTCACGATGTTATTCCAATGCTCACTCGGAGTGTAACCAACGATGTAGAACTCCACATCCATCGCATTGATGTCATCAGCGATGAGCTTCAAGTCCTCCTCGTGTGTGATTCCTCCAACCCATCCAATCTTCACCGTCTCATTTTTCTCCTTAATTTGCGACCATTGGTTGTGTGTTAAGTCCAAGCAGTTCGGCACAACATACACCTTCTCGTTGATTGTGCGAATCTCTTTTGCCAACATCGGGGTTGTGGTGATGACGGCATCCGCATAGTGGATTGCATCCTTGATGGCGTTCTTGATTCCTTTCCTGTAAGCCCAATATGCTGGATTATATTTGGGGAGTACCCAATAGTCATCAATGTCCACGACATAAGGTTTCCCAGCATCAGCGATCCGCTTGAGAACATCGTATTGGTATTTGCCCAACCATCGTGAGAAGACAACAAGGTCATATTTGGAGAAGTCAACCGTCATCCATTCCTCTTGTGATTGGCAAACATCTATTGTTGCTTGTCCGTCCAACTGCAAACGAAGATGCGGTGTGTAGATGCGGTGATAAACCACACCATTCATTCCGTCAGTTAATATCAATAAGTTCATTTAGTATTTTTTGAAAGGTGTAGTTCTTGTTGTAATCGTAAGCGATTCCTCCCATAGGAATCACATTCGGGCAATGATGATAGGACTCAAGCATTCGTTTGACTTTCATTTGCTCTGCAAGTGCAAAGGTACTTGACTGATTGCCAATGACCAACTTGACCGAGTTGATGACTTGTGCCAATGCCAACGCATCTCTCACCTTTAGGTGTTCACAATCTAACTGGTGGCGTGAGCAGAATGCGTGATATTCCTCTTCGTATCCAAAGAAGATGCACTTGTGATTCTTGAGCGATTTGTAGTTCATATCATTGTTGCGATAGCGTGTGCTAAAGTTCAAAAGGATTGTGTCCTTCAGCTCTTCAATCGGTTCAGGTGCAATCACACAAGGTTGAGTCAAGTCACAAGTCAATTCGGGATACACAAAGAAGTGGTTTCTTCTCAAGTCACCAGCACTTAAGTTCAGTTCGTGCCTTCGGAATTTGTCAAAGTCATACACGATGTCAGCGTGAGAGTTCATCTGCACACTTTGGATGTATGGTTGGAACTCAAGCAATGGTTTGATGTAAGCATAGGAGATTGGGTTCATACAATACCCACCACCCGGATGATTCGGTGTTCCATTCGGTTCACGAAATCCGATGTGGAAATCAATCTTCTCTCCGTGCAACTCGGATGCTCTCTTTGTTGCAGAAAGGGAATAGATTAAATCACCGATATGTCCCGATTGAATTACTCTCATTCATTCGGTAGAATTGGAATTGGCATCCAGTACACAACCTCAAGCAACCTGTTGGTGTGTTCGTCAATCCACATATCGTCAATGTACCGGGCAAGTGTGAACTCGCCTTGTGATGTGTGAACCAACTTCAGCTCATCGTCAATGGGTGGGTAAACATCCAACCCCCTCCAAGTTTTCTTCATCGTGGTTTGGGAACTGAAAGTGCGTGTGTGGCTTTGCTCTTCTCGTGTGGTGCTTTCATCTTGTTGCAGTTCACACGGACATCACCGTATTGATTAACTACCAGTTCACCACTCTTGATGGCTTCGTTTAATTTGTTGATGTTGATTGATAGGTTGAGTCCGTACTCATTCTCCCATCCGTTACCGAGATAAGTTGTCATTGTCTAAATTCAAAGTTATTGTGAAATTCTTGGATTCTATTGTTTGGTCAATTGTTTCTTTTGGTTTGCCTTGTGAGCGTGTGAGTAACATCTCCAAGTTGAAGAGTGAGTTCTTGTCGTGTCCCTTTAGCAATGCTCCAGCGATGGTGCGTTCCATAATCGTGTACTCATCCCCTCGGTCTATCTTCTCCAACTCCTTGCGTGATAGTGATAGCATTGACAACATCGTATCTTCCACCTGACTTTTGGTGTAGCCAATCTCTTTCATTTGCGTGATGAGTTTCTGCGGTCTGCCTTGCATATGCCGTCTTTCATCCTCACCTTGTTTGAAAGGTTTCAAGTTCTCAATTGCTTTTGGATTGTTTGCCATTTTATCACAGAATTATCGCAGATTCAGTTTCTCTGCGTGTTTGCATTTCAAGAACTCCTTGAATTGCTTTTGATCCCCGAACTTGGTGTGACAGGCACGGCACAATGCTTGGAGATTTTCTATGTTGTCGGCTTCCTTGCTCCCTCCCATTCCTCTTGCTTCAATATGATGGATGTCAACGGCAGTTGTTCCACACACCTCGCAAGGGATGAAGTCGCTGATGTCATATCCGAAGTGATTCAAGTATGTCAAGGTGTGTTTCTTCATCTCATTTCCAAATTCTCTTCACTCAATATGCGATGGAGTGCATCTCTTGCGTCTTGATAGGCGTTGATGGATTCTTCGGATGCGTCATCAGGTGCGTACTTGACCTTTGTCCTCAAGAATTGATCCAGTTGCCACATAGCGTGTCCCCACTTCCATCCGTTTGTTGCATCTTCAAACTCCTCTTGTTCTTCAGGGAGATTGAACTCAATCGTTGCTTTCATTTTTTCTTCTCCGTTTTGGTTTCTGCTCATCATCCGCAAGTTGTGCTTTGGTAAGTGCATCTTGTTGTTGGTTTGCCCATATCAAAAGTGAGTGCAATGCTTCCGTCACACAGGTAGAGCAGTTCGGCAAGTTGCGTCCAAAGATTTCACGATGGACTGCGTTCAATTGGTTTGCTTGTTCTCCCGTTGGTTGGAACACTTGGGTTTGCTTCCACTTGTCAAAGAGTGGTTGAAGAGATAGGATGAATTCTATATTGCTCATAATTTGGTTTCAAGGAGTGCGACAATCACCGTTGCTATGGATGCGTATAATATCCCCACCCATCCGTAAGTGTATAAAAAGAAGGACAAACCCAACCACCACGACAGGCAAAAAGCACAATCAAGTGGTTTCATTCGCTTCCATTTATGGTATTCGTTTCCGTAGAGATAGAGTTTCAGTAGGTCGGCTGGTTTGCCAAAGTTCACAATGATGATTGCTAAACAAGCAATTCCAATTATTTCAGTATGCATCTTTCTTTCATTAGTTTCACCACCCTCAACACTTCACGGACGGAGATGTCGGTCTTTCTATGGATAGCCCTTGCAGACATTCCACTACACCACATCTTGAATAGTTCCTTTTCATAGAAGTATGCTGATTCGGTTACTTGGTTTATTTTGTTGATTCGTTCAAGTTCAATTGTTTCTTCTTCCTCTCTCTCAAGGAGTAGGTCAGGTTCTTCA